TAGGTTATGATACTTGTGGAGTAGGGCACCTACTTGTAAAAGGAAATCCAGAATATGGATGTGCAGTTGGTACTCCTATAAGTGAGTCCGCATGCGACAATTATTTGAAACAGGACTTACAAATTGCTTGGGATGAATGTAAAATTTTGTATCAACCCTGGTTCAAAGATTTTCCGCAAGAAGTAAAAGAAATACTTATAAATATGATGTTTAACATGGGCAGACCTCGCCTAACGAAGTTTGTCAACTTCAATAAGGCGATTATGCGAAAGGATTGGAAAAGTGCAGCAGTCGAAGGGAGGGATTCACTATGGCACAAACAAGTACGCAAGAGAGCAGAAAGATTGATGGTACGTCTGGAGAGTCTGTAAACTACGTTTGTTATGCATGCTCAGAGTTCGTTAACTGGTTAGCCCCAGATGGAAGATGTAGTGATTGTACAAATTATACACCGGAGGAATTATGTTAGTAGATGATGATATGGGTTTAAGAAGTTTCTCAATGCCTGATGACTTTACAGTTGTGCCTCACAAAAATCCTGTAGAAAGGATTACACATGTTGTGCAACGTATGCAAGAACACATTGAGTATTTAGAAAATGCAGTAAGAGAAGAGCAATCCGCAAAGTATAAAGCGTTTCAACGCATAGCGGAGTTAACAAGTGACCGAGGGTAGGAAATATGATGGCGAGAAACCTCAGCTTTATCTATTACCACCTAAGTCCATTACTGAAGTAGGAAAAGTACTTACATTTGGAGCAAAGAAATACGATGCTCATAACTGGAGAAAAGTAGACGACCTACAAAACCGCTATAGTAGTGCTGCTTTAAGGCACATCTTCGCCCATATAGATGGTGAAGAGTTAGACGAAGAGACGGGGTTATCACACCTCGCACACGCAATTTGTTGTTTAATGTTTAAACTAGAGGATGAATTAATTGGGCAGAGTGAGAAAAAGGGACAACGAGAAGTTGAGCCCAGAGAACATACAGAAAGTGATAGATCTGTTGAATCAATCGACGCCTATCACAAAGAAAGACGCTTGTGGGATACTCAATATCTCGTATAACACCACGAGACTCACAAAGATAATAGAAGATCATGAAGATACATTAGCGTTTAGAGCGAAAAGAATTAGTCAAAACCGTGGTAAGCCTGCAACTCAAGCAGAGATTGCAGACGCTATCACGTCATATCTACAAGGAGATTCTGTAGTACAAATTGCAAAGTCTCTCTATCGTTCTGCAGGATTTATAAAAGCTATTATAGAGCGCATAGGCGTTCCGTATCGTCCTGGGACATTAGAATCTAAGAATGAAATAGGTATGTTTCCAGATGAGTGCATGAGCGAAGAATTCGAAGTAGGAGAGATTGCATGGTCGGCACAGTACCATTGCGCTGTAACAGTAGAATTCGAATATAGTCTAGAACATACTCGTAAAATGCCAGGTCTACAAGAAAAAGACTATGAAGCTATATATGGAGGTAAGTTATACAATATCTGGGTAATGAGAGAATTAATAGATGATTCATCAGGACACTGGATTGATTTAGAAGGTCAACGTAATGGGTTCTTCGCATGCTCATTAGCTTATGATTTAGGTAAGCTAGCACATCTTAAACAGTACGGAGTGGACCTTAGCCGTATTTAAATCTTGACTTTATAGCTATTTATTGCTATAATATATTTTGAAAATGAGAGATGGCAATAAGGTGAACTCTCTTTTCTTGTAATCTATAAGCCTGACTAAGGCGAGGAAGTAATTATGACTAATATAACCATAGCAACTGATATAAGCAACTATATCGCCCAATCAACCCTGACCAATATTGTTAGCCCCAGAAAGTTAGCTTTCTGGAAAGGCTCTAGGTATGAGGGTCTCGCATTTGCTCATCCAAAACAAAAGGGTGCAGCGGGTGAGCGAATCGTCCAAGACGTATGTAATAGTATTGATACAGATTGTACTAAAGCTCGTAACACAGGACATGACCGAATCATCGAGGGAATTCCTACGGAGATTAAGTCGTCCTTTTGTAATGAGGATACTGAGAAGTACTCCTTTCTACAAATAAGACCTGCTCAAGATTATGAGCAAATTTTATTTGTAACGATACATCCAGATTTTATCCATATGTATCTCATGAGTAAGGATATTGTGTACAATCTGATAGATGAGGGTAAAATCACTCCTCAACACGGAGGTAGGGGCGGCAATAGTGGTACTTTCAGTTACTATGTAACCGAGAGGAGACTACTAGAAGATGGAGCGATTCCATTCGTCTAACTCTGTAAGGAGAGTATATGGCTAAAAAACATATACTCTCCACAGAAAAACAATACAAAGGACAATACTTTACTACCGTAGCTAATAAACTATTAGCTGGATGGGAACATTTTGTGGAAGGTAAAGATATTATTGATCCTTTTGTAGGAGGAGGAGATTTAATTCATTGGGCTAGTAATTGTAATTCTTCCGAGGGCTATGATATAGACCCTCAGTTTGGAATAGAGAATGACAGCTTGATGGATCCTCCTTCCTACGACAACAAATTTTTACTTACAAATCCACCTTATCTTAGTGCTAATAAATGCAGAACAGGAGACAAACGCCCCTATAATAAGTGGGGTCAAAGTGACTACTATAAATGTCATCTAGCTAGTTTAGTACGGGGTGGTTGTAATGAAGGCATAATTATTTTACCTAGTAACTTTATATCCGAAAGCAATGCTAAAGCCAGAGAACTGTTCTTTAGTACTTTTGAAGTTATAGAGCTACGATATTGGCGTGAGCCTACATTTGAAGATACTAATACAGGAATTGTAGCTTTAGTTTTCAAACGAGCAGAAAAAGCCTCTAAGAGAGTAGTGCCAACAACGTTATTCCCTGGAGGACATAGTTTCAATATGACTTTGGAAAGTAAGTATAAGTGGTTGTGGGGACAGGACTTTTTTGATGATATAAATACGGCAAATGATTATGAGTTTATAAGGTGTACCGAGGGTATACCTACATCAAATATTATAGTAGGATCACTGGATCATGGAAAGTTTGCAACAGGGTTCCACTATAATGAGAAGGAGCCTTTAGTAGTAAGTAAAAGTGTTATAACTACTTATCAAGTAACAAACAATGACTTCATTTTTTCTGAGGCAGAGCAAAGAGAAATAGTAGATATAGCAAATAAGAAGTTGGAATTCTATAGAGATAAGTATCATAGTATGTTTATGAGTAATTATTTAGGCGCAGTTCAAAAAATAATGAGTCAAAGCTATGCAAAAGGCTTATTGAACTCTGCTTGTGATACTGTACTTGGGTTTTCCACATAATCTATTTAGTTTTTATTACTACTTAGTGAAAAAAATTTCTTGACACAAATGTCATTTACTGCTATAATATAATTTCAAAAATGAGGGAACCAACATGGGCGACCGATTTTATAATCAACAATCTAGTAAGAGGAAACGCAAAGTGGCGTGGGATGATGAGAAGAAGGCGCAAGCCGTAGAAATGTACGAAGCCGAAAACCCTACTCCTGATACATCTATGGAGATAGTAAAGGCTATAGCAGACGAGTTGAGTGAGAGTCCAAATGGAGTTCGCATGATACTCACCAAGGCTGGAGTTTATGTAAAGAAAACCCCAGCGACTGGATCAGCCAAAAATGGTGGCGGTTCAGGAAACAGCAGAGTTTCAAAAGCAGCCGCTCAAGAATCTCTGATCGCAGCTATCACAGACGCAGGTAAGGAAGTAGATGAAGAAATCATTTCCAAACTGACGGGCAAGGCAGCTGTTTACTTTACAGGACTTCTGAGCTAGGCTCAGTTTCCGACCGCAGAGGGAAGCCCATCTTCCCTCTGTTTTTTTACATCTAATGAAATGACCTTGAAATTAGTTCAGTAAAAGATTTTACCTACCTAATCTAAGGAGTTTCATGAAAAAGGAAGAACTAGCATCTCTTGTAACGGAGTATGGTGATGCTGTCATTACGTATCGTAGTGAGAACTCTAAAAAGCTAAAGTATAATGTTTGTACCTTAGACTTTAGTACTCAGTATATTCAAGACAAGAAGAATCGCGCGAAAGAATCCGAGGAGACTTTATTACTCTTCTGCTGGGATACAGATTCTTATCGCTTATTAAAACCTAAGAATATTACGAGTGTTGTCCCTTTAGCCTCAGTTCTAAAGAACGGAGACTAATATGGAACTTCATGAAGCACCAGCAGTATATGAACATTTAATACACTATGACGAAGAAAAAGAAACCCAAGTTCGAGTCACGGTCAATACTTTTAGGGGTGTTGAGTATCTTAGTTTACGTAAGTATTATTTGGATTTCCATGAAGAATGGCTACCTACCCGAGAAGGGGTTAGTATGCCAATCGATTTTAACAACTCCAGAGAATTGTTTCGTTCCCTAATAGAGATAATATCTTTAGCGGAATCTCGGGAACTAATTGAAGAACACTTTGGGGACTTAATAAGTCGAGTTTATGAGCACGATTCCTGAAAAAATTCCTTGACTTTTTACCTATTTCTTGTTATAATATTATCTGAAAAATAGGGAAACCAATATGCAAAAGTCTAATTCAGCAGTATTACAGTTGCTAGATAAAGCTAGTGACTTATATTATGCGGGCACTCCTATCATAACTGATGTGGAGTTTGATCGCTTAGCAGAAGAAAATGACTATATCTCGGTTGGACATGTAGTTCATCGAGGGATTAAGCATATCTACCCTATGAAGTCACTACAGAAGTGCTTCGATATCAATAACCCTCCTCTCGATATAAATTTAGATAAACTAATTGCTACGGCAAAGTTAGACGGCGCTGCTGTCTCTCTAGTTTATGTTGAAGGTACTCTCTTACACGCTCTCACGCGTGGAGATGGAAAGGAGGGTTTAGATATCACAGACAAGCTGAAGCATCTAATACCTACTAAGATTCAGCGCAAAGGTATTCTTCAGATAACTGGAGAAGTAGTAGCCCATAAAGACATTCCCAATGCAAGAAACTTTGCAGCGGGTGCATTGAACCTTAAAGAAATCTCAGAGTTTCTTGACAGAGTCAAAGAAGGAAGTATGGTCTTTGTAGCCTATGATGCTCAGGAGAATACGTGTCAGAATTGGACACAAGAGATGAAGTGCTTATCAAGTAATGGCTTTACAACCGTCTGGACGGATATGATGTTTGATTATCCACAAGACGGCACAGTCTTTAGAATAGACAACTATCGAGAGTATCATAAGATGGGAGAAACGTCTCACCATCCGCGTGGCTCTTTTGCTTTGAAGGAAAAGCAAGAGGGAGTAGTAACTAAACTACTTGATGTTGTATGGCAGACTGGAAAATCAGGCGTAGTTACACCAGTAGCAATACTCGATCCTGTTGTAGTAGGTGAAGCGACTGTTTCGAGAGCAACCTTGCATAATATGGAATATATACGAGGTTTGAATTTAGAAATTGGGTGCATGGTAGAGGTCATACGAAGTGGTGAAATTATCCCTCGTATTGTCCAACGAGTTGAGGAAAAATAATTCTTGACTTTTAACATAAATTCTGAGATAATAGTTTTTCAATTTTAGAGGGAAGTAAATGCAGGCAATAAAAGCTCCAGAAGTTTGTCACACCTGCGGGCATAAGCTCGTCTGGGAAGTCGATCTCCTATATTGTAGGAATACGGCTTGTAGTGCACAGCTAAGTAAGAAAATTGAGCATTTTGCCAAAACTCTCAAGATAAAAGGTCTCGGACCGAAAACTGTTGAGAAGTTGGATTTAGGAAGCTTTCATGAGATTTATCTTCTTGATGTAGACTGGATAGCTTATGCTCTTAGCTCTGAGAAGTTAGCAAAGAGTTTAATGGAGCAAATCGAGTTATCTAAAACTATGCCTCTAAATACGCTGTTACCAGCATTTAGTATTCCTTTGATAGGAAAGACAGCAACTGACAAATTGTCTAAAGTTATTACTAGTATTTATGAACTTACCGAGGACAAGTGTATAGAAGCCGGTCTTGGACCGACAGCGAGGGAAAACCTAATGCTCTGGTATGATACAGAGTTTTGTGATAATCTATATCACCTACCTTTTGACTTTAAGTTTGAGAAGGTAACAAGAATCAAAGCGGGTGCAGAAATTGTATGTATAAGCGGTAGACTGTCCAGTTTTAAAACTAAGGCAGAAGCAACAGACGCACTAGTAGCAAAAGGATATTATGTTAAGACTAATTTAACGGGTAATGTAGATATATTAATAAATGAAAGTGGAATTGAATCCGCTAAAACAAAGAAAGCCAGAGAGTCTGGCATAATGATAGTAACCAATCTATTAGAATTTTTAGGAGATTAGAATATGGCAACATTGCCGAAGTGGACTGATGAGCGCACTGAAGAGCTCACCAACTTTGTAGGGAGTGAATCCCCTATTTCTCAAGGCACTGTAGCAGAAGCTGCAGAGCAACTTGAGACCTCTACTCGATCCGTATCTAGCAAATTGCGTAAGATGGGATACGACGTAGAGCTAGCTTCTGCCAAGAGCTCCAGAGCTTTTTCTGAAGCCCAAGAAGCTACTCTTGCTGCTTTTGTTAATGACAATAGCGGTGAGTACACATACGCTGAAATAGCGTCTCACTTTGAGGGCGGAGCATTTACTGCGAAGTCTATTCAAGGAAAAATCCTCTCTATGGAACTGACTGGCCATGTCAAGCCAGCTCCAAAAGTAGAGACTCCTCGTACCTACTCAGTTGATGAAGAGAATACCTTCATTCAAATGGTAGCTGACGGAGCGTTTGTCGAAGCAATCGCTGACAAATTGGATCGTTCAGTAAATAGTGTTAGGGGCAAAGCTCTTAGCTTACTACGTGCTGGAGAAATTGCCGCCATCCCCAAGCAGGAGCACACTAAAGGAGCAGCGAAGGACGATCCTTTGGCTGACCTAGGCGATGTTTCTGGAATGACAGTCGAAGCCATTGCCGACCAAATCGGCAAGACTGCTCGTGGCGTCAAGACTATGCTGACACGTCGTGGTTTGACAGCCGCAGACTATGACGGTGCTGCAAAGAAAGAAAAAGCTGCTTCTTAAGTAGTATTTCGGTATAGCCACGGTAGGGGTGCTGTGGCTATATTTTTATCATCGGGGGATCTAATTGAATATTTCTAGTGCTTTTATAAAGCAAGTTTTAGTGACACAAGACTTTGAGACTTGGACACAAGTGCGTAAGCACTACTTGCCGGCTGAGTACCACAGACTGTTTACTGAGGTAGACAGACACTGTGAGAAATTTCATAAGATGCCTACGGTGGAAGACTTAAAATATGAGCTTCGTGATACTGCTACAAAAGAGCTTCTTTATGCAGTAGAGAATGTAGAAGTAGATGCTGATGCGTTTATGCTTTTACAGTATTTGAAGAATGAATATACCCAAAAGGAGATTCTGACTCAGCTCGAAGATTATGTTGATAACTCTATATCTTTTGAAGATGCAGAGGAATCCGTTTCTCATCTACACCAAATAGTGATGGATGTCGAAGACAAGGTTGAATTAGAACAACCTCAGGAGAGTATGCAACGTATTCCCCTGTTCGAACCAGATGAGGACTTAGCGAAGTACTTGCCCCTCGGACTCAATAGTGAGTACGATCACGAAATATCATTCTCCCCCCGAGACTTGATACTTGTCGGTGGTCGTAGAGGGGCAGGTAAATCCATCACGTGTGTCAATATTGCTAATAGCGTATTTTCTTCTGGCAAATCAGCCATTTATTTCACTATAGAAATGGACAGCAGATCAATCCTACAGCGGTGTTGTTCTGTTGCTACCGGCGTGCCTTTCTCTCGGCTCCGCACAAAGAACCTTAGTGTAACCGAATGGGAAGCAGTAGCCAAATGGTGGGCTGGAAGATACCAAAATAGTCAAGAAAGATTAGCAGAGTATCGAGAACATCGAGACTTTGAGCAATTCCATGATAAATTAAAAACAAGTTGCGAGCTTCTCCCAACTCAGCAGCTTGATGTAGTTTATGATGCTTCTCTGACTATAGCGAAAATACGGTCTGAACTTGATAAAAAAGTGAAAAGTAAGATGGACGTTGGCGTAATTATCGTAGACTACATCAATCAAGTTAAACGTTCTAAACAGCCCTCTCGGGGAGGGCAGTATGACTGGACGGAGCAGATAGAAGTTAGTAAGGCACTTAAAAGCATGGCACAGGAATACGAAACCCCAGTATTCTCGCCATACCAAACGGACGCTAGTGGCGAAGCGCGTTTCGCTAAAGGCATACTAGACGCAGCTGACGCTGCATATAGCTTAGAGACCTGGGATCAGGAAGATGCCTGCATGACATTTAACTGTGTCAAAATGCGTTCTGCTTCTATGCGTTCGTTTACCTCTACTATGGACTGGGAGACACTAAAGATAGGGCCGGACACCGCTTTATCGCCTAAAGAAAGGGAAGATAACGATCAAAAGACTGGAGAGGATATTAACGATATATGAGAATGTTAGTATTTTTATTGATGGTAATAGTAGATGGAGAAGAGCAGGGTACTCAAAATATGTACTTTGCAAGTATAAATACGTGCAATTATTATGCGGATCGTATAGAACATAAACAGTATAAAGTTACAGCATATTGTGTGCCAAAGATGGTTAATCAGAATCAGCCGTTGGTAGATTATGGACGTTGAGACTTTATTAAGTAGTAAAGAAATACCATTTATTCCAAAGGGTAAGGACTTTGTAGTACGATGTCTAAACCCTGAACATGAGGATAAAAACCCTAGTATGAAAATAGACCAGATCACTGGCATATTCCAGTGCTTTTCATGCGGTTATAAGGGTAATGTGTATAATCGTTTTGGGGAAAGGGCAAACCAATTACAATTACGGCGTGACCTTTTTAAGAAAAAACTGACAGAAAAACGTGCAGAGAGTGTTGGTTTGTCCTTTCCCCAAAGCTGTTTACCTTATCTCGGTAATTGGAGAGATATTAAGCCCGAAACATATAAGAAGTTTGAAGCTTTTCAGCATCAAGATAACGACTTTGTGGGTCGGATTAATTTTCCTATACGGGATATTTCTGGTAAGATTGTTGCGTTTCAAGGCAGACATACAACTAATGGTTTACCTAAGTACAAGTTCAGCCCGCCAGGTGCTAAACTGCCCTTCTTTCCTATAGTGGAATTTATAAAGGGTTCCGTTGTACTTGTAGAGGGCATGTTTGACATGTTGAATCTACACGACAAAGGTATGACTAATGCGGTATGCTGTTTTGGAACGAACAATTTTAACGAAGCAAAGCTCGCCATGCTTGCAGTTCAAGGTGCCGAGTACGTGGATGTTTTCTTTGATGGGGATGACCCAGGACAGAAAGCATCTGAACAAGTAGTGAGTATGTGTGAGAAAGTTGGTCTCGTAGCCCGAAACATCCACTTGAAGGATACCGATCCGGGTGCACTAACTCAAGCTTCAATAGACAAATTAATGAGGAAGTTATATGGCTAAAGTTGCCTTAGTAGAAACTAAACCAAGTGCTACCGATTTCCGCAGGGAATTCGATGGTGCTTTTGACTTTGATCAGTATCAATTATGTTCTGATCGTAGTATAAAGAAAGTATTGAAACGAGATTGTGATATAGATATTGATACAAATATCTATGATTGGATTGTACTTGTAGGCAGTGATGCACTAAAGTACTTTACCAAAATTAATTCAGTTACAGAGTATTCTGGTAAGAAAGTAGAAGAGAAATTCCTACCAGTTATTAACCCAGCAATGCTTAAGTTCAAACCTGAAGCACGAAAGACATGGGATGACTCTAAAGATAATATAATAAAGTACATAAAAGGAGAAATAGAAGAAGTTGTTATAGACTCTTCTATTGCTTTTGGTATTGAAGATACCGAAGAGTGCAATAATTTTATACAAAAAGCAATCGATTATGATTGTGAATATATTGCTCTTGACTCTGAAACAACAGGTCTATATCCTCGTGACGGGTATATGTTAGGCGCTTCTCTGTCTTATGATGGTAAGCATGGAGCTTATATTAACACAGAAGCATTTGATGAAACAACAGAAAAGTTACTTCAAGAATTATTCGATAAGAAAATTGTAGTATTTCACAATGCTAAATTTGACTTGGCTTTCTTTGAGTATCATTTCAATTTTAAGTTTCCAAGATTTGAAGATACCATGTTGCTCCACTACCTCATAGACGAGAACCCTGGAGGGCATGGTCTAAAGACATTAGCTATTAAGTATACTCCTTATGGAGATTATGAAAAGCCAATGTATGATTGGATGGATCAGTATCGTAAAGAACATGGAATACTAAAAGGAGACTTCCAGTGGAGTTGGATTCCTTTTGATGTTATGAAAACGTATGCTGCAATGGATGCATTGTGCACGTTTATGCTTTACGAAAAGTTTGTAAAGATTAAGCAAAATAAAAAACTAGCATGGGTATATGATAATATATTAATACCAGGTTGTCGTTTTCTAACAGATACTCAAGATAATGGTGTGCCTTTTAATAGGGCTAGATTAGAAATCTCACAGCAATTAATGCAAGATGATATTGATAAGGCTATTGCCACTCTATATGAGAATCCAAAAATATCACAGTTTGAGAAAATTAATGGAAAAGACTTTAACCCTAATAGCACTGTACAGTTGCGTAGTTTATTATTTGACTACATTGGTCTCAATCCTACTGGAAAGAAAACAGGTACAGGTGCTCACTCAACAGATGCGGAAGTCCTTGAAAGGCTGTCCGAGCAGTCTGAAGTACCACGACTCATTCTTGATATACGGCAAAAATCCAAAATTAAAAATACTTACTTGGACAAAATCATACCCCAGTTGGATCGCGATAGTAGACTTCGTACGGGTTTTAATCTTCATGGAACTACTAGCGGTCGTCTCAGTTCTAGTGGTAAGTTAAATATGCAACAGTTGCCTCGTGATAATCCTATTGTTAAAGGATGCATCAAGGCGGCAGAAGGACATAAGATTGTTGCTATGGATTTAACTACAGCAGAAGTATATGTTGCCGCTATATTAGCAAAAGATGAAGCACTTATGGAAGTATTTCGTTCGGGTGGTAACTTTCACAGTACGATTGCTAAAACAGTATTTAGATTACCATGTCCCGTTGAGGATGTAGATACATTATTTAAAGATAAAAGACAAGCTGCCAAAGCTGTAACCTTCGGCATCATGTATGGTGCAGGTCCGAAAAAGATCAGTGAACAAGTTACAAAAGATTCTGGTAAGTATTTTAGCCAGAATGAAGCTAAGGAGGTTATAGATGACTACTTTAATTCTTTTCATATGCTTAGGAAGTGGATTGATGCTAGCCAAGAATTTATTAAGCAAAATGGATTCATATACAGTTTCTTTGGAAGAAAGCGAAGGCTCCCTAACGTTAAATCATCAGACGCTGGAATCAAGAGTCATTCCATTAGGAGCGGTCTTAATTTTCTGGTGCAGTCTGCTGCTAGTGATATTAACCTTCTTGGGGCTATAGATATGGGTGAGTATATAAGAGCTAATAATATGAAGTCTCGTATCTTTGCTCTTGTACATGACTCTATTCTTGCCGAAGTTCCTAATGATGAAGAAGAGTGGTACTGTAAAGAATTACAAAAATTTATACAGCTAGATAGAGGGATAAAGATCCCAGGAGCCCCTGTAGGATGTGATTTCGAGATTGGAGATGACTATTCCATGGGGAAATTCGAGAAACAATATGGCTTACTCTAAAGAGGTATTAGACCATTATGAAAGACCAAGAAACGTTGGAAGACTACCTGAAAGTGATAGATCCGTGGGTACGGGTATGGTTGGAGCACCTGCTTGTGGTGACGTTATGCGACTACAGATTAAAGTCTCTGAGGAA